CCTGCGCTGTAGGTGTCTATGTAGTCAGTGGTTGTTACTTCAGCGTCAGTAGTGTTGAGCAATAAATATGGATCGTTACCAGCAATAATGCCACGGGCTGAGTCCCACACATACCAGTCTCCACCAGTAGCGTCATTACGTTTTATCAGTACAAATCTAGCCCCACCTGTGAAGCCGCAATCAATTTGCTTAGTAGTTCCATTTCCTGTGTAGGAGCCTACTTTAGAAACACCAGCGCAAGTGGCAAATAAATATGCAACAAATGTATCGCCTGACCCATTTACTGCCGCTATTCCGCCTACTGAAAATACAGAAGAAGTTGGTGCGGTACTATTCCAAGTATTTACGTTGTTGGTTTCGCCACCAGTAGAATTAAGATTAATATAATATGCTTCTGGAGTTGTCCCTCCGTTAAGACCTATGTGGTAAACAAACCAAGACGCATTACTTACACTACGTTTTTTAACAATGCACATTTGAGGCGCAACACCCAAGTTGTGTGTTATTGTTCTCGCCGTTAAAGTCCCCGTATAGCAAACCTCATCAAAAAACGATGGGGCTCTCTTCAGAAATTGCGCTACGTATGTATAAGCAAGATTTGTGTAGTCTCCATATGCTGTTCCATAAGTGACACCATCCATATCAAATGAACGAATGTAGTAACCAGCAGTATTGCCTTCTGCGTCTGTGGAGTCAGAAAAAACATATGCAGTACCACCACGCAACCTATCCATCCAAGTAAAGTGAAATCCACCACCGCCGTTGCGTGCTTTTGTTAAAGCTAAATCAGGTGAAAATCCCGCACCCGAAATTACTTGTCCAGCAGTGTTTACTCCGTTATAAGTAATGGTTTTATACACACTTGTACCCGTAGTAGGCACTTTCATCGGGCCACGGCGTATGGCTATGTAGATGATTGTTCCGTTTGCAGGGCCAGAACCGCTAACACACACAAAACCAGTTGCAGTAGGATAAACATTAGGGCCTCCTGCGGATGATTCTGCATATGATTGATTTGGATATAGTCTTTGTGAATCTGTGACACTTGCACCACGCATGTTATCTACAAGTTGCCAATTCCCACTTCCAGTTGATTTCCAAAGAATCCATTGAGGCTCATAACCAAGCGTTGCTGTCCAGTTTCCGCTTGAATCAGTAGAAGCAGACCCACAGCTAATCACATTGTCAGTACCCGTCAGACCAAAGCCCCCTGCGTCATGGGCGAATAGGTAGGCTACGTAGGTTGCGCCATTGCCAAATCCAAAATCAGTTAAATTAAAATTAAAAGTTGTACTTGTTACGCTATTAGAAAGCGTAAAGTTGGCAGCAGCGTTGGTTTGGTTTAGATAAATTACCTGAGTTGGAATTGAACGGTGGTAAACAAACCAGCCATCTGCTTGTCCAACACCTTTAATCATAATTACAGCAGGAGCAGACCCTAAGCTATGGTTAATTGTTTGATATCCTGAAGTCCCCGACTGCGTAAACGTCACAACATCAAAAAACTTAGGCTGCTTGCGGAATGTCCATGAGGCAAAGGTATCACCTGAATTGGTGTAACCCGCTGAGTCTGCAACAACAGTAAAACCATTGGAATTAAATGAGGGTGCTCCACCATCGTTGCTACTTGCGCCTGTGGAGTTGGAACTAAGTCTATTTGTTGGCCCCCTAACTGTGTCAATCAAATTATGCTGAAACGCAGTGGTTCTACATTTAATCCAAACCAATCCACCCTTGGTAGACAAGTCAATGCCATTTGTGATGGTCTGTGTAGAGCCATTACCTGTATACAGATAAGTCGAGAACACATCCTCAATATACGTTGGCACAACAGCCGCGCCACCGCCGTAGGCATCGTAACTAGCTGCACCGCTTGTAGCTTGTAATGGCATCTTTTTAAGCCTTAAATTGTGTGTTGCTTGCTAAGACAGTAAAGGTTGCACTGCCTGTTTTAATGATGAGATAGCGGTAACTATCGATGCCACTTGCATTACCAGCAGTAGGCGCACCACCCAACCAGCGTGTAGTCACACCTGTAGCAGTGCCATCAACTTGTACAGCACTGTTGTAGTAAGCTGTAGCGCCTTGAGTCACCAAGAAAGCCACAGTCATTGATTGACCTGTAGACATCAACGTATTCAATGAAGTACCGCTGGAGGCTCTGAAGTTGACAGTCCAGTTAGCACTTGCGTTGCTGGTGTAGTACAGCACTGACTGTGTGGTGATGTCGTAGTTAATCGTGCCAGTAGCCGCTGTAGCTGAGACTGTTGCTACTTCTGCCGCATCATTCAGAACAATAGCTGTTGCTGATGATGTTCCTGAGAATGTCTGTGTACCTGTAAATGTGTTGGCAACATTGACAACAGCAATATTAGCCGCCGCCAAAGTGGTTTGACCAGTACCACCATTGGCAATTGGCAAAGTACCAGTAACACCTGTAGTTAAAGGCAATCCAGTTGCATTTGTTAACGTACCGCTTGTTGGCGTACCCAATATAGGTGTAACCAGTGTGGGGCTTGTTGACAATACAGTATTGCCAGAGCCAGTAGAAGTTGTGACTCCAGTACCTCCATTGGCTACTGCCAATGTTCCAGCAAGGGTAATAGTGCCAGCACTTGTAACTGGTCCACCGCTTGTAGTCAGTCCAGTTGTGCCGCCCGATACAGCCACGCTGGTAACAGAGCCAGAGCCTGGTCCTGTAAACGCAATTTGAATCGATCCAGCGCCTGGCGTAATGGTCACACCAGAGCCTGCCGTCAAAGATGCCTTAGTCAGAGTATTTCCAGTGCTGTTACCAATAAGTAATTGACCATCGGTGTAGCTAGTCTGTCCAGTGCCGCCGTTGGCTACTGCCAATGTTCCAGTAACGGCAGTGGCTAAAGGAATGCCTGTCGCCGCACCTGTGCCGCCGTTGGCGACTGGCAGAATACCAGTGACGCCGGTGGTTAAAGGAAGTCCTGTGGCATTTGTCAGCACAGCCGCAGAGGGTGTACCCAAAGCAGGAGTCACCAAGGTAGGTGAATTGGTGAATACCAAATTGCCTGTGCCTGTTTCATCGGTTACAGCGGCGGCTAAGTTTGCACTTGATGGCGTAGCCAAAAAGGTAGCCACGCCAGTGCCAAGACCGCTAACACCTGTTGAGATCGGCAAGCCTGTGGCATTTGTCAATGTGGCTGATGTCGGTGTGCCAAGCACAGGAGTTACAAGTGTGGGGCTGGTAGACAATACATTATTGCCAGAGCCTGTACTTGTACCGACACCAGTTCCACCCTTAGTAACTTTTAGAAGTGGACCAGCATCAAACAATGCGTCAATTAAATCAAGGTCATTGTTGACCTTAGTACCCCAAGTGTTTGAGCTTGCACCTACCTCTGGCTTTGTCAGCAGTAGGTTGGTGGTGGTGGTATCTGCCATTTTTAATCCTTAACCAAAAGTTTTTGCGCGGGTTAAGAGCTTGCCGCCAGAGGTTGCGCCTCGGTCATCGGCCAACTGCAAATCGCTCAACGCACGCTCATAAAGAGATGACCACACTGGAATTCTTGCATCGTCTAGCAAATATGGCGCTGCTTGCAAAAGCGAGCCATAGAGGTAAACATCAGGACTTGATGTTAAAAGAAAATTGGTGGCTACGCTTGTGGATAGCTTGTTGAGCTTTGCAAAATACACAATCTCTGATGCGTAAGATGCGTCAGGTGTCGGCACAAAACGAAACTCAGTGCCAATAACAGTGAAATACTTAGGCCGACCACTTCCAATGTCTATGGTTGACTGCTCATCCAAAGAGTCCATTGTCATAAACGTCAAAGGCGTGATTGGATTTGTACCAGTCAACTTGAGCGTCCTGACCTCTAGAAAGTCAGCAGGCGTTGATTCAAACTGTGCGTCAATCGTCAAAGTTGTTCGCGTAAGCATTTGGCGTGTACGCAACTGACGCTCAATTTGAGCCTCGCTCAAAGAGATAAAGTCAGGAATTTGAGTCGTTAGATCAGTCCTGTTCAGCCAGTCTGCAATGGATGCCTTCAGCTCTGTATATGTAGTAAGTGCCATTAGGTAACCTTTTCCTCTTCTTGGATTTGACGCATCACCCAAGTATGGTCATGCTTAAACTCAAACATCCCAATGTGTCCAATTTCTTTAGACACATCATGGTCAACCCATATCTTAAAGCCTGCTTCCCTTGCTTTATTACAAAAGAAAACATCTTCTCCAATGTAACCGCGTTTGTCATGTCTCCAAGGTGTTTCAAACCAAGGCTCTGACAACGCCGCAAATACATTGGCCTTAATCAGCATTACGCCCATGCCAACCGAGCCAACTTCTTGCAAGCCAGTTGATTCGGGCATCGAATACACCAACTCACGCTCGCCATTTTCTTTGTAAATCTGTGCAGTGGGTCCTGTAGGCATACGCCGTCTAGCGCAGTTGGTAGCAACAATGTCCACATCATGCGCCAGCAAACGCTCAATCATGTCCTGTGGAAACCGCATATCTGAATCAATAAAAAGCACATGAGTGCATTTTTCACGCATCGCATCCAAGCACAACTCAGCTCTCTGATTAGCAATCAAAGTACCTTGCGAGATTTTTAAGCTAACAGCGTCATTGGTGTTTAACGTGTGATAAGCCACCATATTAACTAGGTCATAAGTAAACATGGTGTGAACCATGTCTCTTGCTGGTGTTGCTAACGCAATGTATTTCATACTTGTCCTGGTCGTACACGAAAAAATTTATTCTCAGGGTCATTGAGCCAACGCTTCATGTACTCCTGATCTTCCAGCTTACCCTCTGCTTTTAACTGAGAATATATAGACATAGGAATGCTTGCAACGCGGTGGAATTCACCCTTCCAACCAGCACGTTCATCAACCATGTTGAACTCTTGCTTGTTCTCTTCAATGATGTCAGTTATATCCTGTTGCGTCTGAATCGTTGCCTCATCAGTCTCATCGTTGTAGTGCCAGTAGCGCGTGATGCCCTGATCTTTGTCTTCGTTAAATATTCTTTTTTCCATGTAAAAAAGGGGGGATTTCTCCCCCCTCTCCCTTTGCTTCGTTTAAGAAGTGATCAAGTCTGCTGCCAGACCATGAGCGTTTTCTGCCAAGACTTTGTGGCCCCACTCGACCAAAAGCATACGCTTCTCAGCGTCACCAGTCTTTGCCAACTCAGTTTGTTGGTAAGGACGCAGGACAGTCATCTTTGCATACTCGGGATCAAGCACCCAAGCGTCACGCTCGCGCTGGAAACGGTTGGGAACGACTTGAACTTGACCAAAATCGCTGACGTAAATGTCTGCTGCACCAATAATGGTTGCAGGACGATCACCGCCATTGATGTTGTAGCGAGCAGATGCGATGCCAGAGAAACCTGACACGCGTTGCTTGTTGACAGGACCAACCATCAAAATCTTAGGTGTACCGCCTTGTGTCCATGTCTTTTGAATCACATTCTTGAGAATGGTTTCAGTGAAAGTACGAACTGTGCCGTCAGTGCGAGCTGAGTTAGGCAAGGTGGTGTAGCTAGGATTTACGCCGTTGGTGGTGTCATAGTCCACGTTGGTCTTGATGAAAGCCTGCAAAGAGGCAGTTACGCGAGCTGTGGTGGTGTTACCGGCAACAGCAATGCCGCCGTTCAACATCACAAACTCTTGGTCACGCTTCAACTCAGAACCGCGCTTGGCGATCTGATAAGCCAACTCAGAACGGCGGCCTGCTTTGTTGACAATTTCTTCAGTGTTCGACAAGACAATAGTCTTGCGTGAAATCTGAGCGTAGTTAGTCAAACGAACAGTAGCTGTGACTGAGTTAAAGGTTACATCATCACCTTCCAACTGAGCATTAGCGGCAGCAGAATCTAATGAATCTGTTTGCCATTCAAACAAAGTATTGGTGATGTTTTCACGTCCAATGTTGGATGTGTAGGGGGTTTCTTCGGGAGAAATGTTTGTGATCACATTGCTCAAATCTTCACGAATACCCTTTGCAGAGTAGGTCGTGAACGTGTTCGTTACGATAGCCATGATTTAATTCCTTATTTCAAAAGTTGGAAGATTGCATTGGCCGCATCATCGACACGGCCAGTTTTCGCGACGCGCTGTTGTGCGCGAACTGCCTCAGTATTATTTGAGATTCGCCCTGCTGCACCAGGCTTGGCAGGCCGAGGGCCGTTGTTTGTCACTGGCTTGATGTTGCCCCTCTTGGACATCATCTGGTCGTAGAGTGCCGCCTTACGCAACATCAAGACCGCCCTGTGATCCACCACATTTTTCAGCTCATCTGGCGTGAATCCAATCTTTTGACCGAATTCAACAAGCAAAGCCTTTTCAGCTTGAGCCTTTTTAGCGTCTTTCCAATCAGGAATAGCCGCCAATAAAGCCTCCTGCTCATGCTGTAATTTCTGTTGCATGAACTGTGCTTGCTCCTGCTGAGATAACTGATTAAGGCGCTGCTTTTCACTTTGAATAGCCGCCGCCTTCTCTTGGTTGTCACGCATCACCTCGCGCTGCCGTACCCACTCAATAGGGTCTTCGTTATAAAGACGATCCCAATCAATGTTTGGCTGCGCCACTTGCTGAACCTGTGCTTCTAACGCACTCAATAACTGAGCGTATTGCTCACGTTCGGCACGCACTGCCTGCAACTCACCCTCGGTCTGCTTTCGCACCTCGGCAATTTGCTGCGTTTTGCGTGTGTAATCCTGAGTCCTTGAATATCCCTTTTGAAGCTCCTCTAGCGTCACATCGACTTCTTTGCCGTCAACTTTGACGGAGAAGACTTGTGGCTGTTCTTGCTCCTCGGTTTCCTCATCTAACTCGGATTGTTCGGTATCTGTTTCGCCGTCAGCCGCGTCTGCATCTGCTGATAACTCCTCGTCTACCGCCGCGCCCTCGTCGGGCGACTGCGCCTCGCGGTCTTCCTGTTGTCCCTCATCGGGCAGAAATCCCTCAAGTGCATTGGCTGCTTCAGCCACATTCATTGGACCTTGTACTGCACTGCCTGCTGGCGTTGGTGCGACTGTTTGCATGGTCTATTTCCTAATTAAACAATATTTTTGGTTGCGCGTTCAATGGCACGTTGTGCCACCTTGCCGTTGTCCACCATCTTGGTGACCTCAATGCGGAAGTTTTCAATAGCCTTTAGCATTGACCACGCTAACTCGCGTTTTGCGCTTTCTTCAGGTTTACTGGATTCAAAAACCCAATATTGGTCATTTCGCATCTTTTCCAAAATTCCCGAAAAGACCTCGTCATTGGCTAATTGGTTAGCTTTTTGGCCTTTGCGTAATGCGTCTTCGTTCATTGAACCATTCCATTAAGGTTGATGGATGGCAACTGCTCAACTGGCGGTGCTTGCACTTGACTTGCGGCTTGCACCGCATTCTGTACAAGCGCCGTCTGCTGGCGCATTGCCTCTCTGTCCATAGCCTGCCGAGCGTCAATCTCAGCAGTGCTAATCTGTGTGCCGTACTTTAACTCTAATTCGTACTTCTTGAGCAGTAAGTCCTGCGCCAGTTGATCTCTTCGGTAATCATCATCTCTGAGCATCTTCTCGCGTTGCAATTCCAGCTCTGCCGCTTTCTTTTGGATGTCGGCTTGGATAGACTGCGCCTGCACTTGCGCCAGCACCTCTTCGGGTGTCGGCTTGGGTTGCTCTTGCGGCATCTGAAAGTCAGCAGGCAACGTGTTGAAGTAGCTGGATGCGTCCTTGTAGCCAGACAATTCGATGGCTTTTTGCAGTGTGCGGATGTACATTGGCAGTGAGGCGATCTGATTCATTGGTCCAAACTGCGCCATCAGTTGCTCTTGCTTTTGCATAATGATATTAAGTGCCGCCAACTTCTCGTTGGTGTCACCATTACCCAAACCAATGTTGACATTGACATCCATACTGGCATCCCAAACGCGAGGGTCGATCTGTACCCACTCGTTACGCAAACGCACCATTCTTGGTTTATCTTGGTGGGTGGTCATCAGATACAAGATACCCTTAAACAGCTTCTTCATGCCCTCGGCCAAGATGCGAGCTTGAAGCTCAAGCCTTGACTGGCTGGCGCTGACAGTGGCAGTTACCGCCGCCTTGGTGGTTGACTGCAACGCATCAGGGTCTAAACCCATCGCCGCCTTGCTCATGCCGGTGCGGTCTTCGCGCATCTGATCCATGTATTCAAGCATGGGGAATGCGGCCTGTCCAACAAATGGGGAACTGAACGCCTGCACCATGCCTGGTGCTCTCATGCGGATGATGGCGCCGGTTTCATTATTTAAAACGTCATCGATATTGACCTGACCCTCAACAATTGCTGTACGCGGGTGAATGGACTGCGCCAACGAATCCAGCGTATTTCGCATGATCTCTGACTTGATCTCTTGAATGTCATGCGTAATGTCAAAGATCGACATAGCTTCCAAAGGCGATGTGTGTGGCTCCGGATCGCAAGGGAAGTCCACAAATGGAATATAGCTGGCGGGTAAATTCCGCACCATGGTGTAGCCCGAACCCATGCAACAGATTTTCCGCAACTCAGGTATGCCATCACCATCAAAGTCCACGCGCATATACGCTTCGATGTACAAAACCCTACGTTGCATAGGATTCATGCTATCCGCAGCGCCAAAGGTGGTGCTTAATGGCTGACGCGCCAAGTACTCGTCATTGCTATCTAAGTCGGTGCTGGAGATGTTCTCTTCAATTTCGTCCTGGTCGTACCCCATGCCGATCAAGTCAGACACTGTCGCCATCTGTCGGTGGGCAATGATGCCAGCATCATCAAACGATCTCGCCCTGCGATCTAACAACAGCTCCTCTGGAGGTACGGCCATAATGCGGATGCGGCCATCCTTGGTATTACGTTTGATCTGAACGTCATGCAACATGGGTTGCGGCATCTGCATTGGCAAACCAGTGACAGGATCGACCTGTGGCTGCATCATCGGCATCGATGGATCAGGATAGCTGACCACAATCTTGACCTCGGCATCCTCTTGCATCAGGATTTGGATCGTTTGGTCATCCAGCCCCGAATACTGCTCAATCTTGACCTCTTCAACATCTTCCCAGTAGTACTTGGCGATGCCGCACTTACGCACTAAAGAGTCTTTGAAAATTGCATAAGTGGTCATAAAACCATTGTTGTCGGAGGTAAATATGTAGTTGGCGTAATCAGTCGCCTGCTGTGCGCCAGCCACATCTTCGGGTCCACGCGGCACATACTCCACTACATTCTCTGTGCTAAAAAAGACTTTCATCAGGCTTGGAAGCATGGCGCTGACAGTGTCGCGCACCTCCATTGCAACCACCTGAGAGCGCCCCTCTTCCTCGTTACCAAAGGGGTCGCCTCGGTAATACTCAGTCCCCTTGGCGCGGATGGGTGACACATCAGAGTCGATGTAACTGACAGCATCCTCCAACTCGCCAGAGACAATGCCTTGCAATTCGGTTTCATCCATTGGCTCAATGGCGGCAATGTCGGTGGTAATGTTCATATCGTTAATCATTTTGCTTTATTCCTTGCAGATATTGCTTTGGCCTTGGCTCGCGCATCAGCCTTGCTAGATGCACCCCACGCTTTCAAACTTAACAACAAGCGCGTTGGCTCGCCGTCTTTCATCTCTGGACCTGGCATATTGCCCATTCTCGCAAGGAATGATGCCCTGCGCGGGTTGTCACCACTTTTGACTGGCGCTTTCAGATTCATGCCCTCGGCCTTGGCACTCGCTCGCCCCTTGGCATTCAAGCCGCCTGATGGTGACTTTCCCTCTTTACGCTGCCACGCTGGTGTTTTCATATGGGACTTTCTTAATCCTTAAACCATTCTTCGGCATAGTGCGGCCTGTTCTTGCGTAGCCAAGGCACTGCCTGCTGTATGAGCCTGTTGCCATCCAAGCCAATCGTTTGGCTACCAATGTGGTGGACATAGGACCTAGACAAGTAATGATGGAAACCAGCCGCCCTCAAATCCTCACAATGCACATCATCGGAGTACCAATTCAATGGTGGGAACTTCTGCACTTCCCAAGCATCTCTACCAATCCAGGCAAAGATGGGGCTCAAGCACTCCATCGGCATGATGGCATCTTCATAGGGGTACTTAAAGTAATACAACTCCTGATCAAAGGGATTACTGCGAATGTTCTGCACAGGACGCGCCGCGTCACATCTTGCAGACACCCAGCCCACTGGCTCGCCAGTTTCCTGTTTCAACTGCGCCACATCTTCCATCAGATAGCGGTAGCTGGTGGGGGTCAGCACAATGTCATCATTGGCGCAAATAACAGAATCAAAGCCATCGGCAAAGGCCTTGTCCATGATGTCGTTGTAGTCATCACCAAAATTATTAGGCTTGCCAAAGACTTTAAGGTCAGCGTCAAAGCCGCCAATAATTAACTCTGGACCGCGCAAATAGACAGGAACTTCGGGACAGTACTCGGCAATGCTTGTGAGCATCACCCGCAAACCTTTGCCGTTTACTGTGCTGATGCAAATCGGTGAGATCACTTCTTAGGCTTCTTCGCTGTCTTTGCGGCCTGCTTGAAATCAGCAGCGGAGGGTGCGGCCTTGCTACCGACTTTGTTCATCTTTTCGCCAGAGCCTGCCGCTATGCGTTTTTTCTTTGCGGCGATGTTGGCATACAAACCAGGTTTAGTCGCCATTGCGTCCTCCGATCTTGATAGTCAACAATGAATCAGGCATATCGTCTTCGGACTCCATGTCTTGACCATCACCGCCGTCACCCTCATTAGGACCGCCAACTACCCACGCATCACAGGTACGGCTGGCCGCACACTTGAAGTCAAATATCTCGCAGTAACCCAAATCAGCCAGCTTGATGGTTCCCCATGGATCAGCCTCATTGCCAATGCCGTCAGCAATGCACTGCTTCAACTTGTCAGACACGTTGAACGCGGCACAGTTACCGCATCGGCTTTGCTTGGCATCATCCACCGACACATCCCACTGGTCAGCCTTCTTTTTCCAAAAGGAATCATTAGGCAGATTGGGATTCTCAGGACCATAGGCCGCTGATGTAATCGCCTTGGCGCGATTCTTCAAATTGAGCGTGATGTCCTGAGTAGGCGCTGGACACGCTGCGCTGGTATCTTGATAGCCAGCCTCTTGATCCATGGATTGATCCATGGTACGTTTTAAGGTTGCCATTACATTTTCCCCTTGGACTTCATGTTTGTAGCAGTACGGCTACCGCGCATGGGCATCTTTGCCTCACTCATCGCAATGGCAATAGCCTGTTTAGGATTCTTGACTACCTTGCCGCCCTTGCCGCTGTGCAATGTGCCTGCTTTGTACTCGCCCATCACCTTGCCAACTTTCTTCTGTGCCTTGGTCATCATCATGATTTCACTCCTTTAAAGAATTAACGAATTATGCAACCCTTGAGAGCTTCCTACGCAACGGCTGATTCCACTTTGTAGATACAGCAGAGCCATACATCCCCACAACCGCATCAGACGCAAACGTCAAACAAAACGCATCAGCGCGGTCAGGCGAGGCCAGTCCACGCTTCCTGATCTCATCCTTACCCTCAATCTGAATCTTGCCGCTAGAAGTAAACGAATACCTCACAGTCGCCAGCTCAGCTATCAAAGCCTCATCTTTGGGCATAGTACAGTCCCGCAACTCAAGCCAAGCCTTGGCTTTATGCCATAACTCAGCCTTCAAATTACGATAGGTGTTACCCATCGCCGGTGACTCAGACACGTTAATCCCCCGCGCAGGCAAACCCAACTCCTTGAGCCTGTCCACCACACCAGCACCCAAACCAATTGAATCCACCAATATTTCCTGTGGGCGCTCACTTGGCGGCAATATCTCATACTCAGCCACCACCGCACCAGTGAGCTGCATCAGATCAAGGTTTTTCCAAGTCTTAATAGACTCGGTAACCGCATTCCCCTTGCGCTTGCACAGCGCCGATCTGTCAGAGCCAAAACGCGCAACGTCCAAACCCCACACCAAAGGTGCGTGCTGGCTCGGCGCAACGTCACGGCTTGTCGCCAATTCCAGTAACTCCATCGGGATGACTGTATCGTCATCACTTCTTGGGAATTCACCCAGCACGCGGATGCGGTAAGCATTACTCTCCTCGCCGTACCGCGCCTTCATCTCCTCAATGTAAGCCTCGCTAACCCTTGGCGAATCAACGCAGGACACACGCATCGTCACCCAGTCGCTAGCGAGTCGGTTGTGCGTATCAAAGAAGAAACCGCTGGAACGTACCGGATTGCCAAGCAGTAACGTCACCGCATTGTGGCCGGACATAGAACCAGATGCCGCCTCAAATACCTGTTCAGGGATACCGCTCGCCTCGTCTCCCACCAGCATCACATGATCTGAGTGAACCCCTTGCAACGCTTCGGGTTGCTCGGCGCGGCTAGTCCTGGCTGAGATAAACGCCTCGTTGTTGGCATCTTTCACCTCAATCCTGTCCTGCTTCACCTCCAACTGGTCAGCCAGCATCGGCGGCAGTACCTTTACCCAACGCTTAACTTCAGCAAAGAGCGCGTCATACAACTGGCTGCTAGTCGGCGCAGTCACCACCACCTTGACAGGAAATCTCAGAAAGAGATACCAGATCATTGCCCACGCGCTTGCCGTCGATTTGCCTACGCCATGTCCTGATCTAACCGATATGCGTCTATTGCCTGCGGCGATGTGATTGAGGAACTCTATCTGCCATGGGTCAGGCTGCGTGTTGAGCACCTCGCGCACAAACTTCACAGGGTTGTTTTTGTAGAGTTTGACGAATTCAACAAATGGGTTATTCGCCACCAAGTCATCAAAAATTTTTTTCGGGACAGGCTTTGGCGCCACAAGGGGTAGGGGGGTGGGGGTCGCTTTAGGAATGCTCATGGCGATACCTGTTTGGGTGCTGCATCAGCCGCCCCCGCCGCCGCGAGCAAGGGGGGGCTCGACGCGCCAGCGCCAGGCGCGGCCAGCCACCGGATGCCAGTAAACGGCTGAAAAGTTATCCACAGGTCGATGTGTCTGTAAGTCATTGATCTATATGCTTTCTTACATGAGACTTACATAATCGGCTTAACACGATGACTATTATGTTAACTTTATTGTGGATAACTACAGCGATTCTGCTCAATAAACAGGCAGTTTGCGGTTGTCCACAGGCCAGTGTGTACATCATGCGCCATTTTCTGTGGATAAGTCATCGATGACCTCGACATGGCGCAGTGCCGCCATGCGTAGGTCTTGCACGTTGATGTTGATCTGTTGCGCCTTTTGTAAGCCATAAGTTTTGTTATCCCACCTTTCGGCCAGCCACTGGCGAGTGCGGATGCGCTGGACATCGCGCTGCGCGTGGTCGACGTCCATGCCGTCAGCGATTTTTATCGTGTCACAAGCCATCAGATCGGCGGCACGCGTGCGCGCGCGTGTAATCATAGCACCATGATCGTTTTCCTCAATCCAATCGTCTAGCGCACGCTTACCGATGCCTAAGTCGATGCATATATCTGCGATGCTTTTGCCGCTCTCCACCATGCTGAAGATCATCTCTTCTGGCATCTCATTGAGGAAAGCGACATCACTTCTTCGCTTTGGTGTACCAGCCATGCTTAACCCCTATTTAAAGCCGTTTTAACGCGCTGGACGATGTCCAGTACCTTTTCCTTGATAAACGCAACTATGAGCTTAATTTGAGCCATTCTTGAACCTCTCCGCTTGTTTGCTGTTGAACTTGTAGTCCATGGTGTCATTGTCGCTGAAAGTAAGGTCATCAACAAAGTCATCAAAGCCTGTTTCGCCACCGAGCTTATGCTTGTACTTGGTGACTTGAGCTGTTGGCACAAGCGCCTTGGCTTTGATCAGATGCTGAACTCCTTCATCGGACATGAACACCTCCATCTCCTGCATTGACCAGATGTGATGATTCGACAAGTCCTGACGCTGAGTCTGTATCGCTACCGCCTCATTGACTGTTCTGACAATCACCATGGTCTGACCATTTTGCATCTCCCACTCAATCCTCGGTATGGATGACGCTGGCTCGCAGCCATCTTCTGTGGCCATCTGATCCAGCACGCCATACGCCCTGATCATTGCCGCCATGCTTGAATCGAACTTCGCCCGATCTTTGGCCTCAATCGCTTGGTGCAATCTGCTGTTCTGAGTCCAGAATTTCTCCCTCACCTCACTGTTTACCAAAGTACACAGTCGGTTTTCTCCCCATTTCCTGTCGCTGGCGGCTTTGACTGACTCTAATTCCACCAGCTTTGATTGAACGTGAATTGTCCAAGCGTCTGCCTTTGGGCTTGGCTGCTCCACCACTGGATGATGTCTTGCTGTCTTCTTTGTCGCCATCTTTTTTCTCCTTGTCCAAATTAACAGAAGCGGCTGTCAGAACAATCAGAAACTACGAGTCTTCTAGACTCTCGTTTCCGATTCTGATTTCTGATCGTCTGAAGCGTCTGATTTCTGATCGCTTCTGATCGCTTCTGATTGTTAGTTGTTAAACTTATACGCCGCCTCACTTGCCATTTTCGTCATCACATCTTGGTTAAGCCATGCCACTTTGTCGTGATGTCCACCCAAATTCTTCACTTTAAGTCTCCCCTTTGCTGTCCAAATTGCGTTATTAATTTGCGTCTTTGTAGCGTCATAGGCACTAGCTTGGAGCTTCAATTCTTCTTTCCAATCGTCAATATTTGCCACTTTTAAGCTCACACCATCAATGACCTCATTGAAACCTTTATTCTTAATTGCCCTATATAGTGCAGGCAGCTCATATGGCTGCCATTTGCCGCCATCTTTATTAGCTGGCGGCTTTTTCTCGGTCATCTTTGCGTGATCTGCTTTGGCTGAATCGCTGGCCTGCACCGCCAGGCTTATGACTGCTTTTGCCAATCCAAGTCCCGCTGGCCTGATCTCCACCTCCACCATCTCAAAGCCAAATCTAATCCCCTGCTCTCCATCTTTCTGTTTGGTAGTGGTGAGTACGCCTTTCATTTGATCTTCAAACCTTAGTAATTCCAGCTCTGTATCTACAGCGCCAAGCAGTGAGGAATGACCGCGCAGACCTTTGGCGGCGTCCTTTCCTGAGTGGTGCAGGACCATCAACGCGCAGTTGAGGAATTCCTGCACCTTACCCATGGCCGTGATGAATGCACCCATATCTTCTGAGCTGTTCTCGTTACCACCGCCGAATGCTCTGGCCAAAGTATCCACAATGGCCAATCTGAACTCCATGCCTGTCTGCTCCACCAGCTGCACCACTGCCAGCATCAAGGCGTTGAAGTCCTCGGCGCTGGAACGTAGGTTTAGCTGATGTCTGACTATGTATATGGGTGCGCCATCTTCGGTTTGGTGATGCAACTTGCAGGCTTTGATGCGTGCGCCGATACCGCCAAAGCCCTCGCCGGCCAAGTACAGCACCGCGCCGGTTTGCTTTACTGGCCTACCCATCCAGTTCCTACCTGTGGCGATGGCCTCAGCAATGTCTAGGGCTATGAACGACTTGAATGAGCCAGGCGGTCCATAAAGCGCCGTAAAGCTGCCTACTGGTATGACACCCTCAATCAACCACTCGACTGGCTCATCCTGTATTGAGTCCCAAGATTCAATCTTTATCGTCTTGGCGGGTTTTGGTTTGTCTGCCTGCTTTGGCGGGTCGGATGCGAACTCATGTTCAATTTCTGCCTGTTTCTGTACATAAGAATCCTGATGTGTATAGATTTCGTCTGTTTTTATACTTAATGCGCTAATCGCCTGTAGCCTTTCGGGAATCGTTACATCATCGACACTGGTGAGCCTTGGCGCCGCCTTGACCAGCGCTGCCAGCTCCGACCTGCCGCCGCCTGCCTCAATGAACTCGTAGGCGTCATCGCCCTGCTCTTGCAGTCCAAGGTCAACTACCTTGACCGCCTTGGCAATTGGCAGGATGGCCTCTGCTGCCTTGCGAGCGTATGACCAGCCAGAGATATCGTTGTCCGGCAGTATGACTACGTTAGCGCCAGCAAAGTATTCGGTTATCGCGTCCGGCCAATGCCCTGCTCCACTGTGAGCTGTGGTGGCGGCCACACCGAGACTAATTAATGCGTCTACGGCTTTCTCGCCTTCAGCCAAGTAAATTATTCTTCCCGCTGTCTTCGCGTCCAGTAAGTCGGGTAGCTTATATGGGACTATGCGTGCATCACTCAGCGTTGTGTAGCGCTTGCCGTCACTATCTACTTTGTAGAGCCTATAAGTCTTTCCAGACTCCCCTACACGCAGCCGGTGCTTAACGAATACTGTGACGCGGTCTTCGTCTTGGTATTGCCACTCCTGCTGAAACTCTATCTTTGGCAATGGTTTGATGTTGGCAAGTGGATCTGGTCGTTCTTCCAGCTCAGGTAAGAGGTTGCGATCCCTGATGGTTTGGAATACCGATTCCTGTGTACATCCACCATGACAGTGGAACAAGGGTTTGCCCTCTTCATCGATGTGTACTGACAGACTGGGATTCTTATCGCCGTTGCCTTTGCCATGCGAAGGCACTGGGCAACTTGCTACCCATTGGCCGTTGGCTCTCTTGGCGTTGCCCAAGCTCTTGGCTATTTGTTCTGCTTGCATTTAATTATCTTTCTTATGTGATTGAAAGCAAAAAATCACTTGGGTCATATCTATAAACATTGATGACTCTTTTGCTTGTTTGTTTCCAAGTATTTTTATGAGATATTCCAAATCTTTTAGATATACAAATCCAGCCCATAGATTTCCAAAATAAATTAGATTCAAGGTCATCAGCACATCCAGCACTAAAAGCAAAAGTGCCTTGTGTTTTTCCATAGTCAACAACAGTATCCAAGAGCAGTCTGCCGCGCAGAAATTTTCTCGCATCAGTCTGCAAACATATTTGTGCAATCTTCGCTTTTTTTACTTATTGCGTTTGGAATACCAAAACTAGCTAAACAGAATCCAACCAAATCGCCATTGCACTCAATGACAAACAATTTGTCATTACAAACATTGCTCCATCTGTCGCCTGTCTTTATTCCAGTGATTGCCGCTTCATATGCCATTTTGGGGATGAAACCCAAACTGTGATTTTCTTTTTTAGATAATGAAATGACGTAAACAATGTCTTTTTCAACAGCTTGCCTAACAACTCCTAAATCAATTGATTCATCCAAATTGTTCATTTTTATGCACTAGTAATATTTAGAGGAAAAAAAAGCCTGGGCTTTTACACCCAGGCGCGTGACTTACTTCTATTTAGAACATCTCGTCATCTTCAACAGCCGCGGCCATAACTGACTTCTTTGGCGCTGGCGCAGCCTTTGGAGCTGGCGCGGGTGGCGCTGCTACTTGTGCTGTGTAGTCCTCATCGCTCTGACCCATACCGGCAGGCTTGTCAATCCACGACACAATAGTGAAGTTGGGAATGCGTGTTGTGCCTTTGCCAATCTTTTCCAACTTGCTGCCTGTGTACTCAAGCACTGGTAATTTGCCTGCATTGGCGGCACGTTGTGCGGCGCATTCGGTGTACATCTTTTCGAGTCCCATGTTAGGGCCTACGCCACTTGATGACCACTCACAAGTACCGATCTCCTTGTTGTAGAACGTGACGATAAAGCCGCGCTTGTGGTCAGGTGTTGGCTGTGAGCCTTTGCGTCCAAGCTCTGAATCGGGTTGCCAGTCACGAATGCCGACACCAAGTTGAAGCCAGCCTGTTTGCACACCATCAAGATCAAAGACTACTTTCTTGAGTTGGATTTCCTCGCCGAGGCTATTTGTCCAGGCATTTGCTTGTGGGCTAAATCGGATGTAATTACCATTGCCGCCGCCAGATGAGAGATTTAACATTTTGCGTTTTGCTTTCTAAGTTTGGGTTTGCATTATTGACTCAAGCCACGATCTTTTGCGAGAGTGAGTCCACTTGATACCTTGGCCGTCAATGCGTCCAAGATAACTCTTTGATCCTTTGGCAGTAACTTTTCAGCCGCCGTAGGAGAAATTAATTCAGTTTCAAATATCTGTGTATCTGTAAGTCCTGCGTCAGTAAGAGCCTGACGCGCCGCTGTTGCATCAATCCATTTGCGGCTGGCGCGTTTAGGTTGTAGTTGCCAGCCTGCTATGACTTCGCCTGCTTCCATCTGCTTGGTGGCGTGTTCTTTGACTGCGTCTATGAACTTCTCCACCAGCGGCGCTTTGTCTAATATGGCGCTGATCTGTGTTGGCGTTAAAGACAACATCACGTGATGGATGTCATCCTTAGTCATGATGCTGATGTCAGGCTGCGCCGCCACGATGTCGAACTGCTCCTTTTGTGCAGGACATATGTGCTTTGCTGGACACCATTGGCAGGCCGATTCTGATGGCGCAAAGCTCGGTGCATCGCTCACAGCGTCATTGATAGCAGGCAGTAGAACCTCTGTCTCCCACACGCCAAGCTCATCCACGCTCATGCGATGTATGCGCTTCTCGCCATGATGCGGTTGGATTATTTGGAACTCGACTTCTCTTGGTCTTAGGCTGCTATGCAACAACGCACCCAAGGCGTATATCTTCATCTGTTCGCTGTCAGCATCCACATACCCTCGCCCTGTTTTAAGGTCGGCAATGACCAGCTTGTCCTTAGATATGCCAACGACATCAGCAGTGCCTTGCAAGCTAAATTGGGGTGTGTCGTAGAGCTTAAAGAGCTGCTCAACCTTAACGTGACCAAGCTCATCTTGCACCGCCCAAATTGCCTGCAAATGCTCCAAGGCAAACTCGCAGTTTTCCTCAGTCATAATGATGCCCTCCACCTCTTGGCCGATAAACTTCATGGGGTCGGTGTCGAGCTGGTAACAAGTCTCGGCCAGCGCGTGAATGGCAGTACCGATTTTGGCGGCCTCGCCTGCTTCTTGGTACGCAACTAGCGTAGACAGCTTGGCGCTGGCAGGGCAAGCGATCCAACGTGACGCTGAAGATGGCCTAAGTTTTAACTGTTGCTGTTTTGCCATGATGATCTTTCAATGTGTGTAGAGTTAATTAACAGCGTGTACGCAATCTGTCGGCATTCGTTACTGACTGCATGACCAAGGTCTTCGGGGTCAAGTAAGCGCTTGATGAATACGATCTGTTGCTGGTTGTCCTTGCGTGTCTGCTCTAGCTGATTCGCTAAGTAGATGATGTGATCGCGCATGGTTTGGCGTTCTTTGTCATCCATGACGCAACCCCCAGCAAGCAATCAGCGCCGCATCAGCTCTGCCATCATGTTTTTTCAATTTGAAGTAGTCCACGTTGTAGGGGAAGAGCTCCATCGCCCTTGCTCTGGCGCCGTCCTTACCGCCGCTAACGCCCATCGCTTTCATCCATGTCTGTGGCGTGATCAGAGTGGCTTTGATTGATCTTGCGGCGATCACTCCCTCTATAGCCCCAAGGCTACGGCCAAAGGAAAAAACGCTGGTAACGCCTTGGCCAGCCATTGCAAACACCTTTTCAATGTATGCCTCTTCGGGCTTGAACTCATCCAGTATGGCGATTAGCTCTGGAATGCTGATCTGACGCTTAGTTTTCCCATTGCGGTCTAGCGTGACGCATGGCATATCCACAATTCCTGTGAGGGTTTCGCCTCTCATCATCGCAATTGCGCCGTTAAGTCCAACATCAATGCCAATGATCTTGCGCGGTGTGAATGTGGTCATTTGACGGCATCTTCCATGGCTTTGTTGAGGACTATTAGGCGAGCAGATACCAGCGCATCAGCCGCCTGATCCAAGCGCATCACGCTGCCGTATAGTGGCTCTGTGGTCCCTGACATCCAGCGGGATACCTGCGCCTGATCAATCTCGGCAACGCGGCAGACATCGCTCATCTTGTAGCCAGCACATTCGACTTTGTAGCGTATAGCGGATAGTGCTTCTTGTGAAACTGTTTTCATGTAGAGTATGTTAACCATGTTTTGTGAAGATGGTCAAGTATAGGTAAAAAAAAGGGGGTCAGCGCAAGCCAACCCCCAAAAGGCAACTAGCGAGGAACTTGAAAAACCCCGCTGGTGCTAAGTTTACAAAAATAATAGTTGACTAACTTGTGTGGCATTTGACAGACAAGTCAAAAATGATATGATTATTCTGTCATTAATCAAAGGAGACATCGAAATGAACCACACCCAGCACCCCTACATGGAGCAAGCAAGGCGCTTAGAGCGCCGAGCTGACTCTGCCCTTGACTTCCTCGCCGCCATCGCTATCGGCGTTGGCTTTGCCCTCTTACTCGCCGCATGGTGGTCAGCATGAGCAAGAAGATGCAAGACGAAATCGACTTAGAAGTCGTGCGCCTCTCACCCCCCAAAGAGACTGCCATTGGCGTGATGACTCAGGCCGAGATGGTGCAACTGATCCGCAAGTCTGTTCATTGTGGCGCAGTCATCGGTTGGGCTCACGCCGAGAGATTTACGCGAGAGCGTATGCAGGGAAAGATCGATCAGCTTGACTATGAGATGAAGTGCATCCAAGAGCGCCTCAAAGACGCCGAGATGGAACTGCTGGCGGTGCAGAAATGAGAGGCGATTGGCGCCCCGCCAAGGGTGTAAAGATAACTCTACCAAGCTGGTATGCCAAGGAGTTCAAGTATCCCAAACCAACTGATGTGCAGGCTACATGGCGGCGCTTCGGTTGGAAACCACCAAGTGAGGCTAAATTATGGAAACTATCCTGATCTTTTTCTTAATCGGCTTATTCGGCATTTTTGTGGTGATCGGCACACTGCTGTGCCTTGTTCTGTTTTTGCTGGAATGCGAGGTTGAGTGATGGTGAAAGAGAAGATAGAGCAGGGTAGAGCCATCACAGTGCGCCTCACCCAGTCCGAACACGCCGAGTACATCAGGCTTGGCGGTGTAAAGTTTTTGAGACTCTTCTTGCAGACAAGTGCAGGCATTCAGAAAGAGATAAAGGAGAAGAAGTGAAATCTGTACGCCTGCCACGCATCATCAATCTGCTTCAGCTTGTCGGATGCACTGCGCCGGAGGTTGCCACCAAGGTGTACTGCACAGAGAGATCAGCTCAGATACTGATCAACAGACTGCGCCAGCAAGGTGTCGTACATATACAGGAGTGGCGCAGATCGGGTAATGTTTGGGTGGCGGTGTACAGACATGGCATAGGCACTGATGCCGCCAAGCCCAAACCTCTGACGGCTCAAGAGAGGCTTAAACGCTGGCGAGCCAAGGAGTCCTTAGACGATCATGCCTTTCGCATGGCCAAGGAAAGAGCAAAGAAGTGGAAGATCAAGCGCGATCCGCTGGTGGCTGCGCTGTTTGGAGAAGCAAGTTGAAAATTATTAACGCAAAATCAATGGAAGAAATTGAGTTAACCAAGCTGGAGAGCTTGCTAGCCAATGAATATGCCGACTTATGGTTGGCTAAATTTGGTACGCCACCAAGAGGAATGCATCCAATCCCCAGCAATGTTGCTGAAGATGAGATAAAGTTTTTTATTTCTTTTTCCGAACATCAGGAATAGGCTGATCTTTTTTCCACCAAGGCAGCATTCGTTCTTTGCCTGCAAATACATCAGCTACATATTTCTGCTGCTCTTTTCGAGTCAATTCTTTACCTAATTGCTGTGCTGACCATGCCGCCTGCTTTTCATAGTTATCAAGCCAATCACCACCGCCAGTTTTAAGCCCAGTCAATTCCCCAAGGCCAAACCATCTGCCTTCTTGTGCAATAGCGGGATCAAGATTTAATGGTGCAGCAACTTTGCTTTGTAGCAATGACTCTAATGCACCATATTCGGTATCTTTGGCTCCACCCTGACCCCAAAAATATGGCCCATATGGTGTTGCATATGATGTACCCGCAGCTTCATGCGTATCAAACACATAAGGTCTGAAATTACCTGTTTTGTTTTGGTAGAAAGATGAAATCTTTTGCGCTTGCTTTTCACCGCTTGGGAATCCTTGCTCCAAGAATTTTGCAAATGGCGCATAATGTCCTTCCATCATGGAAAGACCACCACCAGTAAGCGCTTTGAATTCATCATGAGCTTTAAGAACATTCTCTTTGGTGATTGGAATGCCGGCCTGTTCCATTCGCATAATTAGAGAACCAATTGCATTTTCCAATGCAACGCTGTTTTGTGCTGACGCAAAACTTGTTGCGGCCAAGCCTTTGTTAAATACATCAGGCGCATAATTAGCCTCATCAAGAGCTGCTCGCATTGGCTGATATGACTTATAGAAACCACCGCCAGTAGCGCCCAATCCTCGTTCTACTGATCTTGTAATGATGTCCAAATTCTTTGGATTTGACAAGCTCTTAATGTGAGATAGATCAGCTCTTGCTGGAACATATCTATTGATGTCTGCTTGAGTTACTCCTGGCACACCTCCAATATTTCCTGCTTGGTTCATAACAGACCGATCAAGCAATCCATAACTTGGAGGCGTCCATTGTTGAATTGGCTGATCCAATACAGCATTTGCCAACTCATATCGTTGCTGCACTTCACTTGGGATTAGTTTTGTTGCCTCTTGAAGTGAACCAGCCTCACCTTTTCTTACGGCCTTTTGTCCTGCCTCAAGAATCTTTGTGTAGTCTCTTGCTGTTGCGTTGGCAATATCACCGCCAGTTTTAATGGCCTTGTTTGTTGCCGTCATCCGCTTTGGAAATGTCTTAATCTTCCCTGGATCAATTACTTGGCTTGTAGTCGCCTGTGCCAAATCACTTAAAAGTCCAGCACCAAATCCACCACGCTCCATCACTTGTGGAACAACGCGCTCTGCAAGTCTCTCACCAGCCCTGCCAAGTTGCATTGCTGGCGCTTTCAATGCTCTGACGCCTGGCACTACATCAAGGGCAACCCCAGCAGGGAATGTTACTTGTGCAACATCAAATGCAGCTTTTCTCTTAGGATCAAATACGCTGTATGCGTTTGCGGTGTCGTATGGCGTGTTTCCTAATAAGCCAGCGCCAGCGCCATAAATCCTTGGATACTCATCGCGCAAGAAGTCCAGCAATCCGCGAGTACCCTCTGCCGAGTAGTCTGCCGCGCCAAATGGGTCTTGGAAATAGCTGGTGGTCATGATTTATTGTCCTGCTAAGTTCGATCCGATTATTCCAGTCTGTGCGCCGATATAGCCACCAGTACCAGCGGCGCGTGAACGTGCCTCATTCAATCGGCGCAGTGACTCAGACAGATCAAGTAGTTTTTGCTGGTCGCGTGAGAGCAGAATGCGACCCATTTGGTTGCGTACTGCTTCGGGAGTCTTGACTTGGCCGAATAGGTTAGAGACTGATGTCAGCATACCTGGAACATTGCCAGTGGCAACCGCCTGACCTGCCTGCATTACTGCTGGTGCGGCATCAAGATCGACCATTCCAGCAGCGCGTGCCGCTGTCTGCGCTCCACGCCCAGCAGACTCCAATCCTTTAAGCCGAGCTTCTTTAGCAACTGCCGAGGCAAACTGTCGGAAGTCGTTGCCAAATACAGCCTTGAGTCGCTCTTGCGTTGCAGGCTCTTTCCACATCTTTAGCAGTGATGTCTGACCAGCTTCTGTACCTGTCTTTTGGCGCAAAGCCTGCAAAGCACCAATGCGGAATGCGTCCATCTCTGACAAAGTCAATCCGCGCAATTCCTGCTTAAAGTTAACAATGTCACCAGTCATAGCCTTGCGGCCAAGCTCCGCGGCATCCATCATTTGTGATGGTCCTGCCCATTTCTCCATGGCCTGCGCGTATGCAGACTTACCACCAACCTTTGGCGATCTATCGCTCAATGCCTTAATCAACTCTTGGCGTACATCATCGTATGCAGTAGCCTGCTGACCACTGCCTGATCGTTTGAGACTTTGCGCTGAGTCATACAAAGACTGCTTCAAAGTATCCAGCACATTCATTGGCACTGGCTGACCAGCCTGTATTTTTGATAGATCAATGGATTGACCAGTTTTTGTGCGATACAGCAATTCAGCAGCGCCCTGCAATGACTCTGAACGCTTTAACAATTTCATCAATGGCTCATCAACTTGCACCACTGCCTGATCAATGACGTTATAGAAAGGTCGAGATTCGATGCGGCGCATTTCACTGAAGTTGTCAATGCTTCGCTGAAACTGTGAGCCTTGAGTGGCTAAAGCGGTATCAGCGGCAGACACAAGACGGCCTGCGCGTCCAGCTTGGCGCTCTCTGATGGCACGTTCCAAGGCTTGCTTTGTCTCGCCTGGTAGCGTTGCTATGGTGTCCAATAGCTGGCGCAGATTCGCACCACCTACATCAGCCACGCGAGCCTCTGCACCGAGCTTGCCCATGCGAGCCTGCGACATACCCAATGCGCTTTCAAGCAAATCAGGTGGCGTATCGCGCAACAGCGCCTCGGCCACCTTTTGCTGTGCGTACTGCTCGGCCTTGGCAGGAGAAACCCTTGCAGCGATCTGACGGCCACCAGCACCAAGTATCGACATTACTGGCTGAGATATTGGACCTAACACGCCACTAATGGCGGCACTCTTTGCCACATCTTTGCTGATGTCGGCAATGGTTTCACCCTCAGATGAACCAAGACCGCCAATAGCACCATAGCCAACGCCAGCAGCACCGGCCTGCGCCATGCGCTGACCCATACCCATGACTTGGCCGGCGGCTGGAGCCTGAGTTAAGTAGTTTTGGAATTGAGCAAGCCTTGGAGATATGGCCTGAATAGCAGGCGTCACAATGCCGCGGTTAATAGCTTGGCTAACCCTTGCTGGTGCGCTAAATGCCAATGTTGGTAATGTTGCCGCTGTTTGCAATCCAATAGATGAAAATGGATTTTCTTTGGTGTAGGACTCAGCAGCGCCACGAATAACATCTCTTTGCTCTAGATATGCTTGCTTTAATGGCTTTCCCTCAGTGATGGCTTTTATTGGCGCAGCAACAAAGCCTGCAATCTCATCATAGAAACCCATAGTTGGGCCTTGCATGGCCGCCAAGAATCCTTTTTCTAACTCTGATTTCTTAGCGCCAGATTCATAAGCAGGCGACTTGCGCTCAGACAAAAACTTCAACACCTCTGATGGTGTGTAGTTGTTCTCAATGGCGGTGTCGATCTGATTTTTTACATTAGGTAAATCACCCATTCCGCTTGATAGAAACTGAATAATTTCATCATCTTTATAGCCTTCTTGTCTGGCTGCATCAATCTGCTTTTTTAAGTCACTCATGATTATGGTGTCCTTTGAAAGATGTCTGTCAATGGTTTACGCGGTTTATCACCAGCGTTTTGCTTTTTAATAATTGATGGGATTGTTGCTTCTTCACCAAGCGCAGTATCAAGATTCTTGAATCCATACGATCCCCCAAAACTCTTGTATTCACCACGTTTTTTGTTGTAAGCCTGCGCCGTTGCCGCATACAGTTCTGATGACAATTGCTTGAAGTCTTCGCGTTGTGTAGGTGTCAACTTCTCACCTGATGCCCAATTATTGAAATAGTTTTGCAACCTATCCATTCTTCCTGATGCCGCCATAGCAATACCCAATTCAGTCTCACGCACAACAGAGCCAGGATCAAGCAATTTCATCATCTTTGTAGCGCCAGCCACATCGCCAATTGGAGTGCCTTGGCTTAAGGCTGTATTGACTTGTTTATACGCTGTCTGCATATCGTTAAAGTCTTTGTAGATAGGCTCATTCTTAAATGCGCCACCGAGCTTCATTTCATTCTCAAAGCCTTTTTGTCCACCTGTCATATCAACAGGCACAGTGACGCTTGTTTTAGGCGCAATCTGCTCTCGGAACTGACCAACAGCACTAATTCCAGCAGGACCCTGACCGGCCAATGGTTTTCCAGTAATGTATTCAACAGCGCGAATATCTTGTGACTGTGGTTCGTATGGTGCAACGCCTGCGGCAATTCTGCTTTGACCTTTTTTGTTGTACTGCACCATCACAGTTTTGCCATCAATAACCATTGGCGTAGGCGTACCAAACTCTTCAGCGCCCAAGTCAGCGGGTATGACAGAGGCAGGAATTGGACCTTGCTTTGTTGGATAGTAATATCTTCCATCTTCGGCTTTAAATGCTTGACCAGTAATATCAGGTGGTTGCATCAACTCTAAGAGCTTTGCCCGACCTTCTTTGGCTGGCATTGTTCTGAGTAAATTTCTTTGCATGGGGCTCAAAGAAGATAGGCCACCTTGCTGTTGTATACCAGCAGGCATTGGCTGACCAATCATTGATTCACGCTGTGGGGTTGGGCCAAGTCCATATTGAGCAACAGGCAATGCCGCCGCTTGCATTCCTGTCATTGCACCGCCAGCCGCTGGCGTTTGAGCAAACATATCTTCATAAGCCTTTTGCTCAGCCACTTGCCGCCTGTACTCATCCAGCTTTTGCTTAGTCAGCAACTGAGCCATAGCCCCCTGCTGCGCCTGCTGATAACCCTGCTGACCACCAGCGAGTCCTGCGCCAAGTATCTGCATAAAACTGCGAGGTACTGTGCTTGGTGCGCTTGCCTGTGACGCGGCAATCGCCGCTTGCAACAGAGCCTGACGATTCATCTGCGCGGTCTGAGCTGGTGTTAAGTAGTCTTCCAAGCCAGTAGCACCGCCGCCACCGCCAAATATCTCACCAAGTAAGCCTGAGAATGCCCGATCTTGACCACCACCTCTGATGGGGAGTGGTGCAAATTCAGTTGGCATATTTAGAAACGCCATATTTTCTTCGTATGTTGACATGTCGTTTTCCTTAAGTAGTTCTTGGCTGGTTTGGCTGCAACAGACTGCCAATGTAAGCGCCAGTCAGTCCACCTGATAGCAAACTACCAGCAGTATTGTTGTACAAGGGCTGAGAAGTTGTGCCACCAACATTCGCAGGTTGGAGCCCTAATGCGCCGCTAGTGATAGCCAAACGCTCTTGGCCAAGGTTACGCAACGCATCAAGTCTTGCTTGCTCCAACGCAGTGCGGGTAGTGCCAAGACCCAATGAAGTCTGCAATCCTGCAACGTCCATGGGACGCGCTGCCAGTCCAAGGTTGGCGGCTTGCGTGTAGCCAGCAGAGCGCAACTGTGCGGCAGTGTTAGCCGCTTGGCGCATTGCCGCCTCGTTGGTCATGCCTGAGACAACAGCTTGGCGTGAACCGCCAAACGCTCTAGCAGCAGTTGCCCGATCTCTGTTTGCCTGCTCCTGCATCAGTCGAGCGCGTTCAATGTCACCCAAAGCACCCTGCACTACTTGAGTTTCGTAAGGGTTGTAGAACTTCTCAATATCAGCCGCGCCAAATGGTGTCATGCCGAGGTTGTAGAGCTGTTGCTCTGCGCCGGTGTACATTGCGCCAGGCTGTGCAATTTGTCGCGCCTCTAAACCAGCCGCCGTCTGTTTGGCTCTCTCAAGGTTAGCTAAGTACTCTGCCTTAATCTGAGGGTCGATGCTTGATGTAGTGGTGGTTGATGTGGGTTTATTTTTGTCATCAAGCGCAGTAAGAACTGTGCCAAGCACTGTGCCTGTAATAGTTGGATTTTTTATTGCTGCATCTATCAAACCAGTAATACCACCAGTACCAATGCCTGTGCCTCCAAGATTAATGCCAGTACCTGTACCGCCAAGATTAATGCCAGTACCTGTACCGCCAGTAGTAATGCCAGTCCCTGTACCTCCACCGCCAGTAGTAAGGCCGTAATCAACGCCAGTACCTGTGCCAACACCTGTACCGCCAGTAGTAATTCCTGTACCTGTACCAGCGCCACCACCAAGACTGTAATCAACGCCAGTACCAACACCAGCACCAGCGCCAGAACTAATACCTGTATTTATTGCATTAAGTGCTGTACCTAGTCCTGCGCCAATAGCGCCAGCTCCTGCTGATCCAGCAGTTAGACCAAGACCTCCACCAGTAGTGGCGGCAAGATTGAGTCCAGCTCCAGGAGCGGCAGTAAGTCCAAGACCGCCACCCCCAAGACTTAAACCTGTGCCACTACTTGCGCCAGCACCGCCTCCCAAACTACCAAGATTACCAGCGGCATAATTACCGAGTAATCCAGCTATGATCATTGGGGCAAACTCAGTACCTAATTCCTTGATCATGCCTCCCAAACTACCATCACTCTGCTTACTTAAATCAAAGACTCCATAATCAATAATCTCGCCCTTTGCATTAATTCTTGGTGAAGAGACTATGTTTGGTTGATTTGGGTCGGTTGGTAAATAATCTCCACCAGCAAGCC